CGGAAAGGATATAAAAACAGTCTACCACATGTCGAAAAATAAAAAATGTAATAAAAGAAGCCTTTTATTATATTTTTTATGGACGAAACAACGAAAGTGCGTCATCATTCGACGTATACAGACTTTTCTGAATATGCAGCTATTTTAATGATGGATTTTAATGGATAAGCTGTGCTAAATTTGAATTTGTAACGTTTTCAAGTTTGGGAAAAAGTAAGAGGAAGTGAATATGCGAAAAGTTAGCCAAGTATTTAAAAAACATAAAATAATGCCCGATCTGATTCGGGCATTTTTAGGGAAGGCAAATGAGGTATTTACACTTGTTTCATTTCTGAGATCTGAATGCCGATTCCTCCTTATTTTTTTGAAGCTCAGCGCGGTGCTTAATTGTCTCGCTTTCCATTTCCTTAATTACGTCAACAAACTTGTCACGAGTGTCTCCATAAAAAGAAGGGTCTTCCATAGTTACACTGCGAATAGTTTTGACGATATTAATTTCGTTAGGGGTTAATGGAGTTTGCCCAGTGATTGACTCGACAACATCAATTAAGTCCGGTGCATATTCTTTTAGAACGCGTATAAGAAGGCGAGTAGGGTTTTCGCCTAATGCTAAAGCGGTAGGTTTGATTTTATCGATCGGTAAGCGAGTTTCACCACTCTTAATCATCGATAAAACGTTAGGGCGTTTAAAACCTATTTCCTCAGCAATCTCACGCTGGCTTTTAGGAGAATTCTCGATTAAGTCTGCGAGATATTCTGCCACGTTCATATTGTTGCGATTTTTAGCCATTTGCCTCTCCAAATACAGAGTTAAATTTTTCCTATGATGAGTCGTAATTCACTTTGTAATAATCCAGAACATGAGACCAAATATATACTCAGAACTGACTGATTTTGAATTACAGCACTATTATAGGTGGTGGGGGGACTAATTTTATAGAAAAAATCAGTCACTCGTGAATTATATACGCCCAAGTTTACAAACTAGATGCAGCGAATGCAAAGTGTATTCGATTGAATGGACTAATTTTTTCCAGATTTTTTGTTATTTTTTTTAGTCAAAAAAGGAAAAAATTACAATATGGCAATGTAGAAAGTCCAAAATTAACTATTTAAAATTAACCGTTTATATAAATTGTCTAAAAATTAACAGTTTATATAAACCCCATCAACTTACAAAACTTCACACTGTATTAAGTTTTGTTAATTATCACATAAGGAGAATTTATGAATACGATCAACAACTGGCTTTTAAATGTTCAAACAGTCACTTCTGACTGATTTTATTAAAAGCTTTTGAGCGAACCCAAACTATAATATACGGGGCTGAAATGATGAGACGTATATTAATAGCCTCTTCAAAATCTTGATAAATCAGAATGGTGATTTAAATGACTGTGACATTGAATGATCAATTCCAAACTGTAGACTTGGATGAACTTGCTGAAATTTTAGAAAAAACAGAAGGTGTAGAAACACTGCTAAATGACGGGTTTTACACTATAAAGCGCTATAAGCATCTGAATTTAGGGGACATTGAGGTAATTAATACCTGCGCTCCAAAAAGTATAGTTAGAGTGATAAATCCATAATTTTTATAAGAATATCATTAGTGAAGTTAGCAAGATTGAGGCGGTGATTTGTCGCCCTCTTGCTGAAGCCAAACAAAACTCTATACACCCCAACTCTAAATCGTCATAATATGATCATAAATAATCAGTCATCACTGACTGAATCGCTAAGGATCTATTATGAACAATCGCATTGCTAATTTACGCAACGCTATCGTTGCAATCACAAATGCTCTCATTGAGAAAAAAATTGAAGTAACTCAAATAGGTATGGAAGCATACGTCAAGTCTGACATTAATGGAAATCCGATTTCTATCAATTTACCGTACCTTTCGGACAATGCATCAGAAGAACTTATAAGAGCAATACAGGGATTCTTAGATCATGAGGTTGCACATGTTCTTTTCTCTGATTTTAAAGCCCTAAATAGCGTTGGCGATTACCTTTTAAAAAGTCTCGCAAATATTTTAGAAGACGCCCGCATCGAAAAATGCATGGCTGAAAAATTTAGAGGTTCTGGTTCTAACTTAGATCACACCGCACACTTCTTTTTAGAAGAGATGATTACTCCGAAATTTAAAGAAGTTATGGCGCATCCCGATGTTGATGAAACAAAGATTATGGGTATCTTGGCCACTCCATATCTCCGCAGCCTTTCGGGTCAATCAACTTTTGAAATTTATATGCGCGACAAGATTCATTTGTTGCCAAATATTCATGCTGCCATCAAACACCTTGCGCCACAACTTCAATCAATGCAGTCGTCTCAGGATGCCGTTCGCTTAGCTAAAGAAATTTACAAAGCTCTAAAAAGTCCCGAAGACGAGAAACAACCCCCGCAAGATCAACAACAGGAAGAAGAATGTGATCAACAAGGAAATGGTCAATCTAACGAAGATGAAGATGAGCAACCAGGCGGCTCAGGTGGCGGAAATTCTGACGAAGATGAAGGTTCAGATGCAGACGGTCAGCAAGGCGCTGGTGAGGGAGATGATGGCGATTCTGAAGAAGATGGTGCCGGTGAGTCTTCAGGCGATGCTGATGAGCAAGACGAACAAGGTGATGGAGGTAAAGGCGGTCAATCCGAAGATGAGGATGGTGGGAACGAATCAGATGGTAAAAGTGAGCGCCACCAAAATAAGTCTGACAAATCGAATGGTAAGGGCGACAGCAATGAAGGCAACGAGTCTAGCGACTCTGAGAATCAGACGTCAGAAAAGAAAAAGGAATTAAGAAAGCTTAATTTAGACGCTAAGGCGATTTTGCAAGAGATCGACAAGGAGTCAGCGAATGATTTTGACGCCTCGTTTGCCGTTCAGTTAAGCAATGAAGCAAAAGACTTTGCTTGCACTGCGCCATATCTCGTTTATACAAACAGATATGACGTTATCGAAACATTAAAAATTGGCAGAGATTACAAATCGTCCTTTATGGATGATTTAGATAGAGCAACCAATAAAATTACGGGAACAATTCAAAAAGATTTGGAACGTCTTATGGTTGCTCGATCAGCAAGAACATGGGAGAACGGTTTACGGCAAGGAAAAATTAACCAGGCGTCACTTTCTCGTTTAGCTGTTAGAGACGACCGTATATTCCGTCGCAAACAAGAGAATCGTTCCAAAGATGTCGCTGTAACCCTCTTAATTGACTGTTCAGGTTCAATGAAGGGCGAACGCATTAACACAGCCTCTCAAGCGTCATATGCAATGTCATCTGTTCTTGACCGTCTCAACATTAATCATGAAGTTATTGGATTCACAACTAAAAACGGTGATCCACACGCAAAAGAAAGCTTTACGCATAATGGCAAAACGATTCGATACACAAGAACGGAAGGTTTATATATGCCAGTCATTAAAGGGTTTAATGAGCGCTTAACGCTCGAAAACCGCCATCGTTTTGCATGGTTGCCTCATGTTAGGTTCTTAAACACGAATGTTGATGGGGAGTGTCTTCAAATTGCGGCACAGCGGCTAAGCGCTCAAAAAGAAGCACGGAAAATCATTATGGTGTTAAGTGATGGTAATCCAAATGGTAGCGGCCCGACCCCAACGCTAAACAAACACCTCAAAACAACCGTTCAGGAAATTTCTCGCTCAGGATTTGAAGTTATTGGAATTGGAATCAATACGCAAAGCGTAAAAGAGTTCTATCCAAAAAATGTCGTTTTGAGATCTGTTGCCGACTTACCTAACACGGTTATTGGCGAGCTTCGCTCATTACTTCTCAAGTAATTCGTGAGCAAGATAGTCAGTTGGGGTTATTTAAATAATCAGTCAGTACTGACTATCTTTTCCTAGAAGATATTAGTATCATTCACGCATATTCAAAAGACAAAGTTTTGTCAAAATCTATCTTTGTGAGATTTAAAAAATGACTGTAAATCAAAATGAAACAATCGCATGCGAAATTTGTAAAGCTCAAGTGCATTCTATACCTCATCACCTTAATACTGATCACCCAAAGGTGACTTTTAAGAATTATAAATCTTCTTATCCTAATGCACCGACCCAATCGCCAGCTTTAATCGAGCGCATCAGAATGAAAGCGGAAGAGCAGAAGAAAAAGGCTCAAGAACAAGCGGCAGCTCAGCCAGCTCAACCAAGTTCGGTAATTCAAAAGCCGGGTTCGTTCGTCGCTAAAGACACCTTAGTTGCGCGTAATTTACATGAAATTTTTGAAATCTCTGGCCCAGAAGGTAAAAACGCACAGGGTGATCCAATCCCAGTATCTTGTATTGAGAACTCATCATCACCAGACATGGTGCCTGAAATTAACAACACATACGTTTTTGAAATTGATGTGTTGAAAAATACCCTTATCGCGCTTGAACTGAATATTCCTTTTTATGTTTGGGGCCACAAAGGTACTGGTAAAACAGAACTTATTGATCAGGTGGCTGCAAGAACTGGTCGACCAGTCGTTCGTATTCAGCACACCGCCAATACAGAAGAAGCACATATCGTCGGCATGTGGACTGTAGTTGATGGAAACATGACTTTCCAACTTGGGCCGTTGGCGTTAGCGATGAAGCATGGCTGGTTATATCTTGCTGACGAATATGACTTTGCGCAGCCAAGTGTATTGTCTGTTTATCAAGCTGTTATGGAAGGTAAGCCGCTCAACATTAAAGAAGCTGACCCTGAAAATCGCATTATCAAACCTCATCCAAATTTCCGCTTCTGTGCGACGGGTAACACCAATGGTACGGGTGATGAAACAGGTTTGTATTCAGGAACAACCATTCAAAACACGGCGAACTATGACCGCTTTGGCATGGTGATGGAAAAGCATTACATGTCTAAAGAAGATGAAGCAAAAGCCATTGTACGTCACACACAAATTGACCCAATAGATGCGAAAAATCTAGTTGAGTTTGCAACTAAGGTGCGCGCTGCTTATAGCAATAAAGAAATTAGCGATACGATTTCTTTGCGCTCTCTAATCTATGCGGCGAAATTAGGTGTGATGCGCGGCTCTATGAATACGGGTATCTCTTTAGCTTATGCCAACAAACAATCTTCCCGCGATTACGAAATTGTGAAGGGAATTGCGCAGCGAGTGTTCGGGTAATTCCGAACACTTCTTTGGGAGATAGCGGCATGAATAAATCAGTAAACGAACTCTACAAAGAGCATGTTGGCTTAATCAACAAAGTAACAAGCAACATTTTAAAACGTGTTGCCAATATGCAAAGCGCAGGGATGCAGGTTCCGATCGAACTTCAAGACGGCGAAGACATTCACAACCTACTTTTTGAAGTTTTCGTGAAAACGATCAAAGGCTTTGATGAGAAACAAAATTTTCGTTTCTCGACCTACTTCGTAAAGTCGGCATATAACCGTATTAATCGCATTATCGAAAATGCTGTTGGCGACCGTTCGATTAATACAGTCTCTTTCTTTGACCTTGCGAATCATCACGAAAGCGAGCCGGTAGATGCCGAAGTCTTTTTGGACGTAGAGCAGGAAAACTCATTAGAACAAGTGGATCTATCCAACCTTCTTAGCTACGTGCAAAAGCAATTAAGTCCTTTGGCCGTAGCGCTGCTTAAACAGGTTATTCATCCAGACCAAGAATTTGAGCGCGAGTATGAGGCTCAATATGCCAAAAGAGAGTTTGCGCTTCAATTTCACAGCTCCCACTACAAAGCGATGGTAAAGCCTCTCAATCTCGCATTTATTGTGCGCTGTGTTAAACGCACAGCAAGAAACAATAAGGAGTTGGTGCTAATCGACGAAGCAGCAAAAGAGATCCGCAAATTGCTTAGCAATGAGCTTATGTGACGCTTTTAAGTTAGTCAGCTAACAAACATCAGTTAAACGGTTTAAAGCGCTGTATGCGCAAAAGAGAGCGAATTAATGACACACGAAAATGAACATAAAAAAGCTGCATTGAATGCGCCCGCTTGTTTTGGTGCCGTCTCATGTTTTTCTCATGAAAGTGCGGTATGCAAAGAGTGTCCAGCATTTGAACAATGTATTCCAGCGGTAACAGAGACGTTAAATCGCATTAAGGGCGTAATTAACGTTGAGGACTATTTGAAAAAACACGAAAAGGCCAAGAAAGAAGCGAGAGCGCGCATTGAAGAGCGTATGAAGCAAGAAATGGCTGAAAAAGCAGCTGAACGCAAAGAAATGCCTATGCCTGAAATGAAAGTGCCGCGCAAAACTAAGGTTGAGAAGGTCGAATTTAAATTAACAGACGATCAAAACACTCTAATCGCAGAGCTTCCAGTGAAAGCACAGTCGTTTGCGGTACAGCTTTGTAAGACTGGTTTAGTCGACCGTATCAAGAAAGACCTTACAGCTGGTGTTAATCCACTTGAAAAGACTGGCCCAAAGTGGCTTGCAATCCTTATTGAAATGTTAATTAAGGGCGGTGTAACACGCGCACAATTGAAGAGCGAGTATATGAGCCGTCTTGAGTGGTCAGATGGTACAGCTGGCAGTCACACATCATTAGCTTTCAAGATTTTTCAGGCATTTGAAATCGCCGTTGAGTCTGAGTCAAAACTCATAGCTAATCCTAAGTTATTTGAATCTAATTAATTTTTACTTATTAAATTGCTAAAGGAATGTAATGAATATTAATCATGCCCTTTCCGTACAGTCGGACTTCTCGATTGGTCAGTCAATGCTTCAAGTTGATCATATCATTGAGAAAGCGAAGGAGTTGGGTTATCAATCGGTGGCTTTAGTGGATGATATGAGCGTGCATGCGTTAATTCAGTTCACTTACAAAGCTGAGAAAGAAGGCATAAAACCAATTGCTGGCGTGCGTGTACGTGTTTATGACGACCCTACCTACCGTCGACCTACAAAACAATCTCAAGAGATTCCTAAAGAAAATCTGTCGTTTATCTGTAAGGTTTACGCGAAGACTGAGGTTGGATTCAAAGGGCTGCTTAGGCTATTGACCGAAGCAAATACTCCAGAGCGCTTTTATTACAATCCACGCTCGTGTTTAAAAGACTTGCTTGAGTTAGAAGACGTCATCATATCTACAGGCGATATGTTCGGTATGTGTAGTCATCCAGACTATGAAAATATAGCTCGTCAACTCAAAGCGCGTTTTGGTGAAGATTTCTATGCGGAACTTTGCCCTATAAACACTCCCCTTTTCGACAAAATGAATAAGCGCGCAATCGAGCTGGTTGGCTCATTGGGCTGCAAGCCACTTGTCACCTACCCTTTCCGCTACTTAGATAATGCAGACGCTAGTACGATGGATGTGATGAGTGCCATTGCGAGTAACACGCAGTTAGATGCACCTTTTCGCAGTCGTCAGTATGTTAAGGAATTTGCATTTGTAGAGCCTAGCGCAATCATAGACCGCACTAAAGCTGCTATTGCACGCGGAATTAAGTTTAATCGCACTGTACTTGACCCTAAATCGGTAACTGCAATTTGGACAAATGGCATTAAGAACTGCGAAGAAGTAGTGCAAAAGTGCCAGTACAAGTTTGAAAAACAACCAGTTTCATTGCCTAAACTCGCTAATGATGAGTTTAAGAAGTTGTGCGAGTTATGCGTTGAGGGTTGGAAAAAACGTTTTAGCAAGCCCGTCTTAGGCTATTTGCCACCTAAAAATTTACTCGATACCGTTTACAAAGAACGCTTAGGCTATGAGTTAAAAACGCTTAAAAACATGGGTTTTGAATCTTACTTCCTTATGGTTGAAGACCTTGTTACATGGGCGAAAAACAATGGTGTGATTGTAGGTCCGGGACGTGGTTCGGTTAATGGTTCACTTGTTGCGTATCTAATCGGTATTGCCGACGTCGATCCAATTCGATTCGGTTTGATCTTTGAGCGTTTTATTAACCCTGAACGTTTAGACTTACCCGATGCTGACTTGGACTTTGCCTCTTCACGTCGTCATAAGGTCGTTGAGTATTTGATTGATAAATACGGTAAAGACTACGTAGCGGGTATTTCCAACTATTCGACCTTAGCCTCTGCGTCAGCGCTACGTGATGTTGGTCGTCTAAGTGGTTTAACACCTCTTGAACTCACAGCTTCAAAATTCGTACTCAAAGATCATGGCCAAACAATGTCTTTGGAAGAGTCAGCTAAAGCGGTTCCTGAATTAGAGAAATTTAAAAAAGCACATCCTGAGATCTGGAAGCACGCGGTCAAACTTGCAGGCACAATGAAGTCATTTGGCCAACACGCTGCCGGTATTGTTGTTGCAGGTGAGCCGATTGTGAATCGCGCTGTATTAGAGCGAAGATCTGAAGACACTGTGGTCAATTGGGATAAACGCGTTGTAGAAGATTGCGGTTTGGTCAAAATGGACTTACTCGGTTTGTCCACTTTAGATACGCTGAATATCGCCCGTGATTATATTAAAGAACGTCATGGTATTTATCTAAATTACTTAGAAATTCCATTAGATGACCCAAAAACATTGCAAGCTTTCGCAAACGGTAATACTACGGGCGTGTTCCAGTTTGAATCAGGAGGCATGAAGCAGCTGCTTAAAGATATTGCGAAAGGCGGTTCAATGACCTTTGATGATATTTCAGCTGCAACCGCGTTGTATCGTCCGGGTCCGATGGATTCAGGACTTTTAGATGATTATGTTGCTACGCGTCAGGGTATGCGTTCAGTAAGTTACGATCATCCTAATATGGTTGAAGCACTCAAAGACACGCTAGGCGTCATAATCTATCAAGAACAGGTAATGAAAGTCTCTGTGGATTTTGCAGGTTTTACAAATGCTGAAGCGGATAAACTCCGTAAAGCAATGGGTAAAAAGAATGTAGATGAAATGGCTAAAATGCGTCAAAAGTTCATTGATGGCGCCGTTGCTAAATCAGGAGTAGAACCAGGAGAAGCCGGTCGCATCTTTGACAAGATCGAAGCCTTTGCTGGCTATGGTTTCAACAAAAGTCACGCAACGGCTTATTCGATTATCTCGGTATGGTGTGCATACGTTCGTGTCCACTACCCTGCTGAGTATTTCGCAGCCTCTTTATCAATCGTAGACGAAGACAAATTGAAGGGGTTGGTAAAGGATGCGCGCGAATGCGGTATCGAAGTATTGCCGCCCGATATTAACTTATCTTCTGATCGTTACACCATTTTAGACAATCACAACATTCTTGCACCTTTTAACGCTGTAAAGGGTGTGTCAGAGACAACGGCGCGCGCTATTGTGAAATTACGCGAAAAGCATCGTGACTTGAAGATTGTTAAGTATAAACGCGACAAAACACCCGTTTGGGGCTATGACGACGATGCGCCAATTAAAAAACGTTTTGATAGTCTCTTTGAGTTCCAAGAAGCAGCAGCACAGCCTAAAACAAAGGTAAACAGCAAAGTGGTTGAATCGCTTAATGCAATTGGCGCTTTAGCGAGTGTTGAGCCTACTCAATTACCTGCACGACACGTCGACCGTCGCAAGGCTCAAATGGACTTATTGCCCGGCATTATCATTGATACTGTAAAAGCTGACCGTGTTGCTGATCTAACCGAGCAGCATTTAAAGAGTCGCATCATTATGGTGGCTCAAGAATACAAACAGTGTGACGCTTGTGATTTGAAAGGTAAAAAGCACCCTACTATGCGCTGTGGTAACAAAGTTAAGTTTATGGTTGTCACAGATTGTCCTAACGTCGATGAGGACAAACAAGACAAACTTATGGTCGGTGATGTCTCAACTTATCTTAAACAGGCAATTAAAGACGCTGGCTTAAATCCTAGTGATGGTTATTACACAACTATGGTGAAAGCGCGTAAATCAGATAAGTTTCTTACTAACTCGCAGATTAACAACTGTAGTAAGTACTTGGAAGAAGAGATAAAACTCGTAAAACCGAGCATTATTGTTGCGCTAGGATCTTCGGTGGCCAAAAAGTTCTTACCGTCGGTTAAAGGTGGAATATCAGAACTGAATGCTACAGCGGTTTATGACCCAACGCTTGATGCAACAATCGTATGCGGGATTAGTCCAGCTCAATTACCGTTTGACCCTTCAAAATTACCAGACCTTACTTTAGCCTTTGAAAAAGTGGCTGAAGTATTAAGTTGATTTATCTGAAAAGTCAGTCACTACTGATTGACTTTTCGTTTAATAATTTTATAGTGACACCTTATTTTTAACGCAGAGGTATTTATGACAACTCAAACACAAGATTTCGCAACAGAACAGGACTTAGACAAACTATTTGAAGAATTAGACATGCTTGGCGAAATGCATTCTACGCCAGCTGAGCAACCTTCTGCACCAGCAGCAGAACCACAGCCTCAAGTAGTTCAACAAACAGTGACCGCACCTTCTCCACAGCCTCAAGCGGTACCTGAGCCGCCAGTGCAGCAAGTTATTACTCCTGAGCCAACCCCTGTTGCATCAACACCTCAAGCTATGTTCGCCAATTTTAATGTTGGTGGAATGCTTAAACACGCTGAAGGAAAAGTTGAATTAGAACCAGAGACTCAAACACCCCCACCACAACAGCAGACTACGTTACAACCGCCAGTTCCAGAAAGGGTGGACAATGATGCAGATCAAAAAGTTGTTGATCAAATATTTGCTACGACCGCTTCTACTCCATCCGCCGCTCCTGCTAATACTAGCGTCGTACCACCTATCGCAACTGCTCCTAAAAATCCTCAACCTATTGCTGAGCAAGCTGCTCCAAGCCCTGCGCAACAAACATCAGCAATGGCTCAACAAAAGCGAGCAACGGGATATGTCGGAAAATTAGGTATCACATTAGAAAACCTGAAATACAAGCCGGATGTACACGCATTTCAGATAGAAACAGCGATTTCCGATGTCACAATTGACCAATGTATGACAGCTCAACCTTCATTAATGGCTTACTGGTCAGCTCAACAAGCTCTCGCAGATCATCAGCAAGCACTGGCGAAGCGACAGCTCGAACATGTAGAAGCTACGTTGTTTCAGGTGTACCGTAAATCACTTATTAAAGCAGGTGAAAAGCCTACTGAACGTCTCATTGACGCTTATATTCGCAGAGACCCAACATGGGAACTGGCTTATGACGTACATGCTACGGCAACGCAATACGCCAACATCCATAAGGGAAATGTGTTTGCGCTTGTACATCGTCGTGACATGTTAATTCAACGCGGATCTAGTTTGCGCGCCGAGCTACAAGGTCAGATGCGGATATTAAATCAAGATAATCATAATGACGATTCGATGGCCGCGGTTGAAAACGCTGCTCGCTCATTAAATCGTACATATACCCAATAATTCTTATTGAAAAGATCAGTCAGTACTGACTATACTATCAACCGTTAAAACAAGCGAATCGCAGCACGTCGAAATGAAGCGATTCGCAAGTTTTAACAAGTCTCAAAGCAACAAAGCAATCAACGCAAAGCTACTCAAGGAAATTGTAACATGACTCAATTCGTTTTAGACCCAGCTAAATTAATGGAAACCGCAGCAAATAAGCAAAACGCTATTCGCTCGCGTGAGAAAACTCTCAAACCTAAAGATGGGTCGAATCGTTATGTATTACTTCCGGGGTGGGGTTGGAAGCAAGGTAAGCAAGACGTGTGGTTCCACGATTTCGGTATGCACTTTATTAAAGATGCAAACGGTGATCTACAGTCTACTTATGTTTGTTTAGATAAGACATTTGGCAAGGATTGCCCGATCTGTGGCGCTTTAAAACAAGCTGCTAACATAGCTACAACAGAAGCTCAAGTCGAAGCATTAAAAGAGTGTGGTTCACGCCAAACTTATTTAATGAACGTTTTGGCTTTAGATTCTGACCGTCCAAACGATCCGCAAATCTTAGAAGTGCCTAAAACAGTATTTAGCGCAATCTTTGATGTATTGGCTAAATGGGGTGCGCGTTTATTTGATCCTAACGGTTCACAAGTCATTGTGATTAACCGAAACGGCTCAGGTATGAACACCAAATACACTGTTTTACCAGATGCCGAAACCAAACCAGTTCCTCCACAAGTTTACGAAAAACTTAACAATCTTGATGAATATGTTTCTCAAGAAAATGACGAACGTTTACAACGCTCGTTAGGACACGTTCAACAAGTTGTAGGTTTGTTACCGCCCGCTCAAAGCAACGATACGCCTCGTACTGCACCTGCTGCAATTGGCTTAGCTGCTGGCGGCGCTGCGCAACCTGCATATCAACAGACCGCAGAGGAAATTTCGTATACCGAAGTTACTCAGCCTGCACAACCTCAAACGGTTGAGCATGCCCCGATCAACCTTAACACTGATTTAGAAGCGTTATTAGACCTCGATATTCCAGTTTAACGGTTAATCAACAAGAAGCCGCCGCAAGGTGGCTTCTTCGTCAGAGGGTATCAAATATGCCACATTTAACGATTTTAATTGATGCGAACTCTATTGGTTACGCAGCTCATCACGCTACAAAACTGCATTCGGGTGTTATGCAAACTCAGGCAGTGTACGGTTTTCTTCGTACAGTGCGCGAATTACGCATCCGCAACCCGTTAGCAACAATCTATGTGCTATGGGATGGAAAAGCTCAATTTCGCTTTGATATGTGCCCTGAATACAAAATTAAGCGCGTTGCTGATACACCTGAAAAGGTCGCTGATAAAGAAGCTTACAAAGCGCAGTTACCGTTTATCAAAGCGGCTCTATCTGCTTTAGGCATTACGCAGATTCTTTCATACATTCATGAAGCTGATGACTTAGCTGGAATCTTAGTAAAGCAAATCATGAAAAATCCAGATCAAGAAATCTTACTTGCGTCAGGCGACGTAGATTGGGTGCAACTCATACGTCGTGGTGTGCGTTGGCAAGATTTGCGTGACAAACGAAATGAGAAGGTTATTACCTTTGAAAATTTTGTTGAAAAGACTGGCTATAAAACTCCACTAGCGTTTTTGGAGGGCAAAGCTCTTCAAGGCGATTCTTCTGACTGCATACCGGGAGTTGGCGGTATTGGTGAAGCAACAGCGCCGTTATTTCTAGCTGAACATGGTTCGGTTGGTAAATTCATTCAACGTTGCGAAAGTGGCGAAATTAAACCAGCCAATAAAGCTCAACGCTCATTGTGGAAAGGCACTTCTCCCTACACGAAAGAGCAATGGAAAAACTTATTCCATTATCAACGTGACGACTCTCTAAGTGACGAAGAGAACGAGAAGGAACACAAGAAACAGCTGAAAAAACACATGGACGCATATATCGGTCAAGGTCGTTCGATCTTCATTCGAAATATGAAAATCATGCAGCTGATCAACCCACATCCTTTAGAGAAGCAACACCTTGAAATAGACAAAGGCAACTTTGACTTAGACAAGTTCATTGACATATGCGCGGAGCTGAACTTCGCATCCATTTTGAACGTAATTGATAACTTTGTTCAACCGTTCAAACAAGCATTACCGACACAAACTAATTGAGATTAAAGACATGACAGCACAAGCACAAATCGACGCACTAAATGACGCATTATTCAAAGCAATCGGTGATAACCATGCAGAACAAGCGGTCACTCGTTGGATTGATACGGGCAACCCTGAATTAAACCGCATTATTTCAGGAAGCTACGAAGGCGGTTTGCCATTTGGTCGAATGGTTGAAGTATTTGGCGAATCATCTACTGGTAAAACTGCTGACGCTACTGAATGGATGGTTCGCGCTCAGAAAATGGGTGGCTGTGCAATCTTCATTGACTGGGAACGCTCTTTCGATGTTCGTTTGGCTGAAGGGTTCGGTCTTAACACACAGCGTCCATATTGGATTTACGCGAAGCCTGCAACATGGGAGGAAGGAAACACACTTGCCGCTAAAGCGTGCCAGTTAATTCGTGCATCTAAAGCTATTCCTGATGATGCGCCAATTTTAGTTGTATTTGACTCTATTGCTGCTGCATTACCTAAATCGCAAGCTGGCAAAGAAATTGATGAATACACCATGAATGACACTACGGCGCTGGCTCGTGTAACGTCTTCTACGTTAAAAACCATGAGTCACCGAGCTGAAGAGTTTAGCGCGACATTCGTATATCTCAACCAAATGCGCTTAAAGCCGGGTGTTATGTTTGGTGATCCTCGCTGTTTACGTGGTGACGTTCAAATTCCCTTTGTTGATGGCACAACTGCAACAATCAAGGAAATCGTTAAGAACAAGATCAACAAGGAAGTGTGGTCATACAACGAAACAACAGGTGAAATTGAGCCTAAATTTATCGTTGATTGGCATGACAATGGCTCTATCGCTGATACCGACAAGCGTTGGATTCACATTCGAGCAACTACACCTGAAACGAAGAATGGCGTATCTGCGGTTACAGCAACAAACGATCACAAAATTCTTACTCGCGAGTGTGGCTGGATTAACGCAGAGGATGTGAAGGTTGGCTATCACCTTGTTACTCATAAGCACAAAACCGCCTATGCTGTCGTCACAGAGGTTCGCGAAGGCGGTAAGAAGTTAGACACCCGCATGTATGACATTACCATTGAGGGCAATCACAACTTCCTTGCGGGCAACAAAGACAATGGCTTCATTGTTCACAACTGCACACCAGGCGGAAAAGCAATGGAGTTTTACGCTTCTGCACGCTTGGCTTTAGGTCGTCAAAAAATCATGGACAAAGACGAAGTTGGTGAAAAGGAATTTGTGGGCCAAAACATTACCGTTCAATGCGTCAAAACAAAATTCACTCGACCGTTCCAAGAGTGCAATTTACGCATGATGTACAACGAATTTGATGTGGCTTACTTCGATCATATCGCCGCTATGCTTGATCATTTAATTAAGCGCGGTTGGATTGAATACAACAAGCCTCGTGTTACATGGACAGATGGCAAGAAGTACTTTGTCAAAGAGCTTGTAGCCAAGTTAAACGCAGAACCTAATGGCATGGAGCAGTTAAAAGCTTTCTTACCCAAGTCCGATAAATAATTCTCAGGAGTAATAGTTAGACCGCCCTAAACTAAAAGTGTGAATAACATTTTTATTAGGGCGGTTTTGCTTATGAAACATTATGTTTTGGATTTTGTACCACCACTACAAGGCATGGATGATCACTTCAATACAATTCGTTTGGGGGTTACATGGTCAAAGAAACTTGCCGCTGGTGATCGAGTGTATCTCCAAAATTCAAAAACTAAAATGATCGAAGGTTTAGCGATTGTTGATCGTGTAATTGTCGGGAAGCTTGGCGAGCTATGCGCTTATTACGGTGCTGATAATCACACCGAAATTGACAGCGAAGACAAATGCAGAAGCGCAGAGCGCTTATATAAATTAACCTTAAAGCTTTACGGGCCACACATCGCAAGCGCAATGAAGAAATCAACAGTTATTTATTTAAGGCGAATAGAGTGACTATAAAATTTGATGAGAAGTTTCCTGAAGGGAAATACAAAGGGCGAACACCGGCTGAACTTATTCTCATGCTTCAGAATGACTCCGATTTTGAAGGTGTTGATTACTTATTGTGGTTGAGAAAATTTCGAGCGGGTAAGTTTGGTGGTTTGGCAAGTACATTTGACGAAACCGTCAACGCAATTATCGACTTAATTGTTTTTGAAGTGCCGGAGTTAAAGAAAAGATATCCAGTTACCGTCTACACAAAGCTAGAAGCCAAAGAAATTTTCGACAAATATCATAAAGAAGCTCAAGAAGCCGCAAAACAGGAAGCGATTAGAAAAGAAATGAAAGCTCGCGCAGATCGCGAGCGAGCGGAACGCTACAAAGGCAAATGGGGGAGCTGGGCATAATGTTAGAAGAACAGTTAGAGCCAGATCTAAACGTTGTTGAGCATCTTTTTCAACAAGGCAATTATGTTTACCGTTTAATGTTTTTAAGCAATGCAAATGAAACCAAAATGGCTTTTTTGAAGGGTCTCTATAATTGGCGAGAACCACATGCGCCTCCAATGGAAACAATCCTTTTAACATCTGAAAACACAGATAAAGAAGAGCTGTTCGCCAATGGAAAGACTTTCATTGAGGAAGTCAAAAGAGATGTAGCTGGAAAGGCCGAATATATTTGGTGGGCATCGCCTCTTTATTTTAACGATGACAGTCAAATGTGTATGTTAGAGACGAAACTAACTAGAACAGTTGGTTTTTATTATAAAAATGCGGTTTTGAAGTTCTTTCGAGATCCACCCGTTCCGAAACGCAACAATCCAAATTGGGGAGCTTGGTCATGAAATACATCCCGAATCTAAATGCTGAGCTAAGCGTCTTAGAATACCGATTTAGAAACGAGTATGAAAACAGCCGTCTAATGATTATCTCCACGTTAGACAGAACTAAGATGGCTTATGTCAAAGGTCACACGCGTCGAGACGTACCAGAATTAGGCTCTCAGCGACCCGAAGTGAAATTATCCAATGATGAAGAGCATTTCAATGTTGGGGAGCTGTACAGCTATGCCCTTGATGAAATTCACACCTACATGCGCGAACACAATGATGCCACTCATCATAAATGTGAACGCGAGGAGTACACTGTATTTTTTAATAACTCGTTTAGAGCGGGAGAGCTGATTGGAAAGATAGAAGGGGCTGTTGGTGGCTCAAAAGCCAGAGAAGTGCTGTGCTTTCTTGGGGCGTATTTTGCGCTCACCAAAGAAAGTGTAGATCAACCCGAAGTTCCAAATCCAAAAAGAACAAATCCTAATTATTCAAAAAGAACAAATCCTAATTGGGGGTTATTTTCATGAGAAAACCACACTCAATCAACGGCAAACAAGTCGGCATGGTTTACACGCAAGGCGGCAAATCTATCTACTTGGCCATGAGATCAGGAGCTAAGAATCGCAATATTGATTTAAAGACCAACTCATGGCTTTTTGAACCTATTATCATCAGTCATTGTATTAACAACTCAATTGATGCAATTGGGGTAGTTCACCGCGTAAACAAGAAATGCACTTACTACCTCACCCCTTTAAGCCACTTTCTCGAGAACTGCGAACCACACAGCACATCAAAAGGCTTGTACAAACGTTTAAACATGAACAAATTCATGATCAATTCAGAGCGTTTTCACGGCAATCTTGAAAAATCACTCAAAATTAAGTAGCCTATTATTCAGTCACCAATGACTTACTTTTAAAATGTTCATATCTGAAACAAACAAAGAGTTTAAAGATATGAACATTTCTAACAATCGCACGATTGACCGAGCAGCTAAAGCCTTAATTAAGGAAGGTTGGACATATCGCCAAAGTAAAGGCGGTCACGTTGTCTTGAAAGACCCAAAAACGGGCTTTTCTCTCCCCGCTCCTGTTTCTCCTTCTTGCCATAGAGCCGAGAAAAATTGGCTTTCAGCTGTGAAGAAAATACGACAAGGAGTTCGACCATAATGATTTTGACATCCGCGCTGACATGCCTAGCTTTGAACATTTACCACGAAGCACGAGGTGAACCAAAGCTAGGCAAAGAGTTAGTTGCAATTACCACCCTTAACCGCGCTGAAGGCGACAATAGTAAAATTTGTCAGGAAGTCCTTAGAAAACATCAATTCTCATGGACTGCAAGTAAGGTAAGCGGTAGAACGCTCAACAGCAGCGGAAAGCCAAAAGAAAAAGAAGCTTGGGAAGATTCAAAACGAATTGCAGAACAAGCCTTAAATGGTCGATTTTCAGTTCCAGTACGGTACAGCGGTGTTACTCATTTTTGCTCACATCGTAAGCGAGGCTGGGAAAAACAACTCAAATATGTTGGTCAAATAGGCAACCATCATTTTTATATGGCAAAATAATCAGTCAGTACTGACTTATTTATGTCTATAATTATCACACAATTTTGTGGAAACTATATCTATGAAACCTTATGGCATTCAGTCAGATTCGCATCACCATAATTGGAGTGCGTTTTCACACACTACTGCTAACGGTATCAATAACCGTTTAGAAGGGTGTTTAAACGAAGTTCGCCGTCTTGCAGCAGAAGTTAAAAGCGCAGGCGGCAACACTATTTATCACACAGGTGATTTATTTCATGTGCGCGGGCAGATTGCGCCCTCAGTACTAAACCCTACGCTTGATGTTTACCGCCAATTGATTGAAGAAGGTTTTATCATTCGTATATTAGCTGGCAACCATGATCTTGAAGATCGTCATGTCACACGCACCGGCTCTGCAGTAACAGCATTAGAAGGTATCGGTTGTCAAATCGTTAATAAGCCTACTTTCTTCAATGATGATCGTGTTGTGATGATACCGTGGATTGAAAGCGTAAAAGGGCTTAAAGACGAGATAGAAAAGGCTAAAAAGCACATCGAATCAATGCCATCCCCTCCGCCTTTGCGCTCTATGGAAAGCATAAGTGATTGGACGTTAATGATTCATGCGCCTGTAGACGGCGTTATTGCGGGATTACCTGAGCATGGACTTACCGCAAGTGATCTTGAGCAATATGGATTTAAGCTCGTATTTAGCGGTCACTACCATCATCACAAACAACTTAGCGAAACTGTTTATTCGGTAGGTGCATTGGCTCACTACACATGGTCTGACGTTGGCCATAAAGCAGGATTCTTAGTTGTAAATAACACCGATGTGCGTTGGTACAAATCCCATTTACCTGCCTTTGTTGAAATTGATGGCTCAATGGATGAATTAGACATTCAAGCTGTTGTGCCTGGTAACTATGTCCGCGCAAAAATCAAGATCGTTAAACAAATCGAAATTGAGCAGTTCCGCAAATACCTTACAGATATTGGCGCTCAAGGTGTGACGATCATTGCGTCCAAACCAGTTGCAGACGTTCAACGTGCAAACGCAGCGGTAAAAGCTGGCGCGTCAATTGAGTCGTCCGTAACTCAATTTATTACTAACTCGCCGTTAAACAGCCCTCAACTTGATGCGCTGTGCCAATCAATTTTGACAGAAGCGCGCATGGAGGTTGCTGAGTAATGGAATTTTTAACACTCAAGATTAATAACTTCTTAACGATTGGCGAAGCCCGTCTTGATTTAGCTAATCGTGGATTATTGTTGGTGCAAGGTGAAAACAAAGACAACTCATCCGCAGACTCAAATGGTTCAGGTAAGTCATCCATTGTTGACGCTTTATGTTGGTGCCTCTACGGAACTACCGCAAGAGACGTTACAGGAGATTTAGTCATTAATAAGACGGCCAAAAAGGATTGTGCGGTCGAACTCACGATTCATGACAATGGACAGTGTTACAAAATCGCTCGTCACCGCAAACATGCGACACACAAAAACGCGCTGATTGTCTTAAAAACCGATATTTACGGCAATGAGTTACCTAATGGCAACATCACGAAAGGCACTGATAAAGAAACTCAGGAGCTTGTAGTTGATATTGTTGGTTCTACGCTAGATGTCTTTATGTCATCCGTATATGCGGGTCAGGAAATGATGCCAAACCTCCCCGCCCTTACGGATAAAAACCTGAAAGTCTTAATTGAAGAGGCGGCTGGCATTCAGGTTTTAGAGCAAGCGCACACCATTGCAAAACGTAAGTTAGCCGAAGTTAAAGCGAAGCTCTCAAATAAGCTCACAATACGCGATAATTTTGCGACGGTACTTGCGACCATGCAGAGTCAACTGGCTGAGACACAAGCGAAATTAAAGCAGTTTGACGACACAAAAGAGTCACGCGCTAGAGCTGTGTTGAGCGAAGCGTTACCGCTGAAGAAGGCTATTGAAGACATCAAAGTCCAAATGGGCAATACCGACATTAACGCTCTCAATGCCGAGAAACAAAGTATTGAAACCGCGATTAGTAAAGCGGAAGATTTAGTTAATGAGGCAAAGAAATTAACTCAGATCCGTGATGACTTGGGTATCAAGTACCGCATCACTAATAATAATTATTCTTCTCTTAAAACTAATTTAAATAATTTAGCGACCAAAATTCGAGGCATTGACGGTTTAGTTGGTACGCCTTGCACACAGTGCGGTAAAGAATATTGCGCTAGTGATTTACAGCAAGCGCGGTCGGTTCAAATGAATCAAGCCCAAGTTGCAAAACAAGATGCGCTGAAAGCCAAAGCCGAAATGGAACAGGTGAAAGCTGAATTTGAAGCGGCTGAGAAGAACCTCAATGACTTCCTTCAAAACAATTCGCTGGACGTTCGCAAGCTCTATGCTGACAAGGCTGCTGTTGAAGGCGCAATTGCTGCATTTACTTCGTCAAGCTCTGAGATTGACCGCAATCTCAAGGACATTGAAAGAATCAAAAAGCGCGCAAAAGATGTAATGAATGAGGCGAATCCATTCTCAGCAATGGAAGCTGACCAACAAGCAAAAATTGCGGATTACATCGCAAAGAACTCTGCAATTGATCAGGAAGTGCAGGAATTGCAAGCGTTAGTTGAATTACATGAACATGCGGTTTTGATTTATGGCCCATCAGGTGTGCGCGCTCATATTCTCGATACAGTTACGCCGTTCTTGAATGAGCGAACCGAAGACTATCTCGGCGCACTTACTGACGGCAACACTCATGCGGTTTGGTCGACCTTGACGCTTAACAGCAAAAAAGAGCTTAAAGAAAAATTCACAATCGATGTCCGTGACAATACGGGCGGAGAGTCATTTAAAGGTTTGAGCGGCGGTGAAAAACGTAAGGTTCGTTTAGCTACCGCTTTAGCACTGCAAGATCTGGTTGCTAGTCGCGCAACCAAGCCGATTAGTTTGTTCATCGGTGACGAAATTGATGATGCATTGGATAAATCAGGTCTTGAACGTCTTATGGGTGTGCTTGAGCGAAAAGCACGAGAACGAGGCACCGTGATCGTTGTGTCGCATTCAGAGCTGCGAGATTGGATTGACGATGTTGTGGTAGTCACTAAGGAAAATGGTTACTCAACTGTGAGCGGTGCAAATCTCGTTTAATCCCGTCTAAACATACCGCTAATACGCACAGATTGCGCGTATTAGCGCGTTTTTCGTTAAGGGCATACAAATTCACACATTAATTGCAAGGAGAGCATTTGTGAACATCTATGAAGCTATTGAGGATGAAGTCCTCGCTCAGCTAGAAAAGGAGGACAGTTTAATTCAGCAGCATTTGAATTTGTGCGCAAATGAGGATGCAAAACTCGCTTCAAAAGTGAAGGAAATCCTTTCTGGCGTTGTGCATCAAATGAATGCTGAACTTGATATGAATGCTAACGACTCTGAATTTTCCCCTCTGTCATTTGCTAACGAGTTTATGTTGGCTCAGGGTGGGAATATTCAGGTTCGAAAAATCTATAAAAGCGGTACGGACTCTTGGACGCAGCGAGAGTTTTTGGGTGGAGAATCATTCCTTTTGTTTAAGGCTGGCATAAATGAAAGCCTCATTGAGCAAATGGACTTTTGGAAAGTTCAAGAGGACATCCTTGATTTAATTCACCTCCGCTTCAGACCCGCTTTTGCTGCCGATTTTGCAGAAATCATGGTTGATATAAATCGTGGCCGTCAGCTTTTTAACGGATTGCATGAAACGCTGACGGAAGTTTTCGACAGCTTGTCATTTAGACCAGCGATCAAATCAATCCAAGAGGCAAAAGCGGAAATCAAGAAGCTCCGCTGTGTGCGCGAGCAAAAGATTCAAAGTTTAAAAAACAATGTGGCAGTGTGGTAAAAAATGAGTAATACAGTACGCGTAATCGGGATTGACCCATCATTAAAGAATTTCGGAATCGTAGTTGCCGATGTGAATTTGGATGATCCAGATCTTTCATTCTCTGTTGTGAGCATGAACTTAATTAAATCTGAAGAGAACAAGGCAACTAAAAAAGTTGTTCGCAAAAACAGTGATGACTTACGCCGGGCAAAATCGCTTCATGATGGTTTAAAAGAAGCTTGTAAGGGTGCTTCATTTGCTATTTGCGAAGTTCCTGTTGGCTCTCAGTCAGCGCGAGCAATGGTTTCTTACGGTATTTGCATTGGGGTTTTGTCTAGTTGTCCGCTTCCTTTAATTCAAGTCACACCGACCGAAGTAAAATTAGCTGGAACCGGCATTAAAACCGCAACAAAGGGCGAAATGATCGAAGCTGCAATGAATGCTCATCCTGAAGCTAAATGGCCAATGCGAAAAATCAAAGGCGTACTAGAGCCATTAAGTAGTAACGAACATTTGGCAGATGCTACTTTCGCGATTAAGGCAGGTTTGGACACCGACGAGTTTAAATCTGCAATTCAGATGCTCAAGCAGTTAAAAAATGCCCAACTAAATTAAAAAATTAGGCACTAGATCAGTCAGTACTGACTATACTATTAAGGCGGCGATTTGTCGCCTTAATATTTTATTTATTAGGTTTTTGGATCACCAACAGATGAGCAATGACAAACTAAAACTCTTTGCAGAAGGAAATCCCGCTCGTGTTACCGTTCGGTTAGACCCCCTCGAAAGAGATATTGAAGCCGCACTTAGTTACTCCAAAAGTAAGGCTATGAAAATAGCGGTAAACGAAGGCTTCATTTCCTCTCAATGCCTGAATTGTCATTGCTTTAAGGTTCAAAGCGAAGTTGTTCGCACTCGCAAGAGCTGGGAGGATGAGCTAAGAGTAACGATAAGATGTGATTCGCAAACGATTTTTCGACCAGTTATCTGCCCTGCTCCATTAGGCGCAAACGAGCTAACAAACAGCTTATCAAATCTCACATCGAGAGTAAGTGCGGCAGACCTTTCAGTCAAAGCAAGCGCAAGTGCAATTTCTTCGTTGGTAAGTCGAGTTGATTATGACTCGTTGCGGAATAAAAAAGCTGAATCATGGGATGGCTATTTTGAACGTGACTCAATTATCGTTCCACCCATAACGCCAAAGAAAACACCTGAAGAGCTAGAAAAAGAGCTTGAAGAAGCCTCAGATGAATCAGTGGGCATCACAAAAGATACCCCTCGAACTGGTGGGGTGGCATGGTGATTCTTCACAGACCTCGCAGCATGGGAAGGTTTGCCTTCAATCAAAAGCTTATAGATCAGCTCACAAAGGACTTAGCAAGACAAGGTAAAGACGTATGGGTGACCTCTACACCCGCCAAGCCGTCATCAAAGGCGATTTACATGGATGAATGGGACTCTATAGACCCTATGGCGAATGCTTGGGCGAAATCACTGTTCTCAAACATTGTCAAAGACGGAAAAGCAGCAGTGGTGATCGGCGTCGACGAAATCGAACCTGAAAAGGCTGCTCCGCTTGCTTCAGATAAACCCCGAACAAAAGCATTTGTTTGGTAATTCTCGTGGCGAAAGCCACACAACGTAACGCAACAAGGAAACAAAATGACCAACCGTGTAACCAAACGCAACGGCTCTACGGAGCCTTTTTCTCAAGAAAAAATTGAGAAAGCGGTAATTTGGGCCACAAAAAACACAAACGTGCCACCTCAATTAGTTATTGATAATGCAATTATGCTTATCTATGACGGTATTAAAACAAGCGACATTCAAGAAGCTTTAATTAGCGCAGCATCTAAACTAACTTCTGCAACCATGACAGATGCTTCATTTGTAGCGGCTCGCTTATTGCTCTTAGATTTATACAAACTTGTATGCGGCGAGCAAGGAAAGGTCGATGGTGGTGGTTTTAAATATCCTCACATTAAGGATTACATTCAGGGGGGTGTTTCTTGCAACCTTCTCGACCCTGCTTTATTGCAAAGCTACGACCTAGATAGAATTAATGCCGCAATCAAGCCAGAGCGTGATTTGCTGTTTGGTTATTTAGGACTAGATACTCTAAAAGACCGTTACTTTATTCGCAAAAATCGCGATGTTAAGTACGAAAAAGCGACTGGTAAAACTTCAGGTGAAATTATCGAATTGCCGCAACATTTCTGGATGCGTGTAGCAATGGGTGTCGCAATTAAAGAAAAGCCTGAAAACCGCACGGCGCGCGCTCTTGAATACTATGAAATGTATTCAACTTTGAACTATATCTCTTCAACACCAACGCTTTTCAATGCCGGTACATTACGCCCTCAGTTGTCTAGCTGTTACTTAAACCAAGTATCAGACACGATCACAGCCGAACTTGGTGACAGTCGTTATGCTTCAATCTTTGGAGCCATTGAAGAAACAGCTTTATTGTCTAAGTTTGCTGGTGGTATCGGCACAGATTGGACACCTGTGCGTGGTGAAAATGAAATCATCATTGGTACAAATGGTATCTCTAGCGGTGTTGTGCCTTACATCAAAGTTCAAAACAATACAGCTGTCGCGGTAAATCAAGGCGGTAAACGTAAAGGTTCTGTGGCGCCTTATCTTGAATCTTGGCATCCTGATTTCATGTCCTTCTGTGAACTCAAGAAGGAAGCTGGTGATGACCGACTTCGTGCGCATGATGTATTCCCTGCCGCTTGGGTTCCTGATTTGTTAATGAAACGCAAAGAAGACCCGGAAGCAATGTGGTCGTTCTTCTCTCCGCATAAATTCCCTGAGCTTCATGAGTTGTATGGCGAAGAATTTGAAGCCCGTTATGAAGAGCTTGAAGCGCTTGGTGAATTTGAGTTCCAATTGCCTGCAATTAAAGTGTGGCGTCATATTCTTTCTAACTTGTTTGAAACGGGCCACCCGTGGATTACATTCAAAGACGAGAGTAACCGCCGTAACCCTCAGTCGCATGTGGGGGTAATTCACCACAGTAACTTGTGTACCGAAATCACGCTAAATACATCTAAAGAAGAAACAGCTGTTTGTAATCTTGGCTCAATCAACCTAGCCGTTGTAATGTCGGGCGATAATCCATTAGAAAAATTGCGTACAGCAGTTCGTTTGGCCATCCGAAATCTCGACTCGGTGATTGACGTAAACTACTACCCATCAGAACGCGCCAAACTCTCTAACCTTCGTCACCGCCCAATTGGTTTAGGTGTAATGGGTTATTACGAGTGGCTAGTAAAACAAGGTGTAGATTTTGAAAGTGATCAACATCTTGAACAAGCAGACGCATTGTTTGAGGCAATTTCTTACTTTGCAATTGAAGCCTCAGCAGATCTAGCGCAAGAGCTTGGGTCATATCCTTCATTTGAAGGTTCTAAGTGGTCACAAGGCATCTTGCCAATTGACACTGCTAAGAAGATGGAAGATGGCAAGCCTTTCTTTGATCGCCCACGTCGTTTCGATTGGGAAGCCTTGCGCGAGAAAGTCAAGAAAGGCATGCGCAACTCAAACATCATGGCAATTGCACCAACGGCAACGATCTCAAACATTGCCGGTACAACCCAATGCACAGAAGTGCCATTCCTGCTTCAGTTCTATAAAACGAACTTAGGTGGCGTGTACAAAGTGATTGACCCATCGGTGCGTCATGTTGGAACAAACTATCACTTACTTAAAGAGGCGTTCTATGTTGATCAGCTATGGATTATTAAAGCCGCAGCTGTTCGACAAAAATGGATCTGTCAGTCTCAATCAACTAACTTGTTCGCTAAGCAAGGAACAACTGGTAGAGACTTAGACCTCATTTACACCGAAGCTCACCGCAAGGGTTTGAAGACCACTTACTACCTACGTGGCCAATCAGCTACCAAAGATTCAGCATCGGCAAAAGATGACGTCATTGAAGCATTGAAATCAGCAGTGGCTCAAGGGGCGACATTGAGTGATGCAGAAGCTCACCAACAAGCCAAATTGTGTTCGATTTTCGAGCCTGATTGCGAAAGTTGCCAATAATTTTAGGTTAATATAGTCAGTCACTACTGACTTATTATGCAGGGGTGTTTTTAACGCCCCTCTTTCATGGAATAAAGAAATGACATACGCAAACCGAATTAATGATCGACGCTTAATTTTAGGGCCAAAGGATGACCTTATGGCGATCAGCCCGATGAAACACACATGGGCCAGAGACATTCATCAACGCATGAAGGATAACAATTGGTTCCCCGAAGTGGTCGACTTGAGTAATGAAGGCATTTGCTATCGAGACAAGCTTACCGAAGCGGAACGTCGATTGTATGACAAGAGCCTTGCGTTTTTATCGAACCTTGACGGCATTCAATTTCACAATATCAACCAAAATATTGCAAAACATGTGACCTCACCGGAAGTTGCCATATGTTTGTCCCGTCAAGCTTGGGAGGAAGCCAACCATGTAGAGTCTTATGCCAAACTCATCGAAACGGTCTCAGCGGACCCAATGAGTGTCTATATGACATTTGAACGCGATGGTATTTTGGCGAAGAAAAACGAGTTTATTTTGCGTCAATCACGCATCTTGGGAGATCAGTTCTCAGCGCGTGGTTTTGCCCTTGCTTGCATTTCTAACGTCATGCTTGAGGGCGAGTATTTCTTCTCAGGATTCTTAGGATTTTATCTACTTGCTTTCAAAGGTAAGATGTTGGGTTCTGCGGATATGATTCGCTATATTCAACGTGATGAAGAAGGAACGCATCTTGATCTGTTCTTGAACATGATTGAAACATTGCGTATTGAAAATCCTGAAGTGTTTACTTCTTCATTTTGGGAAGATGCGGCTAAAATCATTGATGAATCTACCAAAATGGAAATTAGTTGGGGTCAATATATTCATCAAGGCGTTACCAATCCAGAAGCGATTGAACTGTATATTAAATATTTAGCTAATAAACGCGCCGCTCAAATTCGAGCGCCATTTGTGCCTTATCCTGGTGTGGTAAATCCGTTTCCGTGGGTAGAAGAGTTCTCTAAGCCTAATACAGCCGAAAAGAATTTCTTTGAAACACGCGTAACAGACTACAAAACTGGCGGTGCGTTAGCATGGTAAAAGAAAAGGCGCTTAATGCGCCTTTTCTATAACTGATGAACATACTGATAGAGATACTCAGCTAAAGCCTCAGCAATCTCTTTATGATTTCCATCTTCTGTTGATTGTGCGCTTTGCACAATATCAACCATCATGTCATCAAGATCTTGATTAGGCTCGATATAGACGCCTTGCATACGAAGGTAAGTCAACATTACGGTTAATCCAGTTCGCTTATTGCCGTCTGAGAATGCATGTTGAGTGGAAATAGAAATCCCATACCATGCCGCAATCTCATAAATGTCATTCAAACCGTCATAATAAACATACTGCTGAACTCTATTTAAAGCACTTTCGAGAAGACCATAATTAGTTGGACCTCTCATGCCTCCTTCTACGCTGTCTAAAATCTCGCTATGAATCGCTTCAACAAGCGTTGCGTTAATTAATGGCGCTGGATCATACATTACTTATAAGCCAGACGTTCGAGTTCCTCGTGATGATCACGAATAACACTGCGAGCAACTCCGCGCACCAAACGCTCAGAAGCAGGAGATGCATTTAACTCCATTGCTACAGCCGCGCGAGCCAACACATCGTTATGAATTTCATCCATAACCTTCGCATACTCCTGAGAAAGCTTTAAAGACGTCATAACTTCAACCGCCTCTTTAATGCTGGCGTGTTGTGACAAATATCTTTTAACTAAGCGTTCCTTCTCTTCTTCGCTAACTTCAGGAGTTGATTTAAAAACTCTTTGAAGCTCTAAAATTCTTTCGCTTTTAGATTTGTTTTTACGCTCAGCTAAAAACTCGCTAAATCTTTTCATGTAATTAACCTCTTTAACAAACGTCGATCCAATGTCAATTCATTGCGTCGATCGAATGTCATGGTTCATTTTAACTGTTTATTCGTAAACATAAAACAACTGGCTAAAAATAAGCCTATTTTGCTGAAAATAAACTCCAAAAGATCAGTCAGTACTGACTATACTTTAACGCTCAGAGAACGAGGGGTGGCATTAGTCACCTCTTTTTAAAAAGTGAGTGTTACCCAACAATGCAAGTCAAAATTATTGCGGATTCTTGCAGCCATGAAGGTAAGCGAATTACTACCTTTCAGCTGCGTTATCCGCGCTTTATTCACAGTGAAGTGATGACCCACCGCGTATTTAGTCGCAATGCTTCAAGCTCGCGTGCCATCCCTGTTATCAAGTTGATTAACCAAGTTGAAGCAAATCCGGCAATGCCTGTTCATTGGGGTAAAAACCAAGCTGGTATGCAAGCTTGGGAAGAGGTGAATGAGTACAAAAAGGAGCTTGCGCGTGAAGCATGGTTGGAAGCTGCTAAAAATGCAGTAAATACCGCACGTTTCATGGCTGACGATCTTGGTCTGCACAAACAAGTTGTTAATCGCATTTTAGAACCTTTCCAATTTATTGAAGTGGTTTTAACAGCGACAAGCTTCGATAACTTTTTTGAGCTACGCCATCACGAAGATGCGGACCCAACCATTTTTGCCTTAACTGCATTAATGAAGGCTGCGCTAGAAAAATCAATACCTGTCTTATTGGCCCCTAATGAGTGGCACCTTCCGTACATTCTGGATGAAGAACGCGAAAAGTATCCAACCGACATTTTGTTGCAAGTGTCGGCGGCTCGTTGTTGTCGTGTGTCCTACTTGCGGCATGACGGTAAAGCGCCAGACATCCAAAAGGATATTCGCCTTTGCGAAAAGCTAGTGGGTTCTGAGCCGCTACATGCCTCTCCATTTGAACACCAAGCCACACCAGATATTCGCAATCCGTGGTTAGTGAAGTTGTTCAAAGGCGAATGGCAAAACAAACATCTACATGGGAATTTCGATGGCTTTGTACAGCATCGAAAATTAATCGAACTTCAATTTAAGGAAGCAGCATGAGCTTTTGGAAATGGTTATTCGGCTCAAATGAGTCAAGCCCACAGCCACAGAAATCGGTCGACTTGATTATTGGAAATATCACCAAGCAAGTTGAAGAACTAAGCGCTTTGGAAGAACAAAAACTTCGCGAAGCAAACAATCACGGCGAAGAAGCAGCAAAAATCTTATTCAAACAAGATGAAGCAAATGCCGAAGCTGCTCGCGCTCGTACTGTTGGCGCAGCTTTAAGCAAGCTAATCACAGCGCCTCAAAATTTAACCATTGAAGATGTAAAGAAGGAAATTAACTGATGGTTCCAGTGGAAGTAAAAATTTTAGATGACCGCTTATTAAGTGAGTTTGGTGCGCCTGTATATGCCACTCAAGGCTCTGCGGGTTTGGATCTACGTGCATGCCTTGACGCTGAAGTAACGTTGAATCCGGGAGAACAATTACTCGTATCAACTGGCATCGCCATTCACCTAAAAAACAAAAACTTGGTGGGCATGCTGTACCCACGTTCAGGGCTAGGCGTTAAACATGGAATTGTTTTAGCGAATGGCACTGGCGTTATTGATAGCGACTATCAAGGTGAAATTAAAGCGTGTCTCCGCAACAACGGCGACAAGCCATTTGTATTAAAGCCGGGTGAACGCATTGCTCAATATGTTGTTTTGCCAACATTCCAACTAGCGATGACTGTTGTAGATGAATTTGATTCATCAACTGAACGCGGTGAAGGCGGCTTCGGAAGCACAGGTACAGAATAATGTTTGGTCTTTGTGGAAGTCACCGTACTGGTAAGACAGCGCTTGCTCAAGCATACGCGGAAAAGCACGGTGCTATTTTTCTGAAAAGTGACATCACAGGATGGCAACGTGAGATTGGGTTTGATTCATCGAATCAGACCTACTCATTCGATGATCGAATGAAGATCCAAGAGCATATGATTGCCCGCCTTGAGGATTTATACGTTGAACACTTCATGGGCGAGAGCAAACTCGAACCAGTCATTACAGATCGCACGCCTATTGACCTGATGATGTACACCCTCGCTGCCGTGACAGACGGTTTAAGCGATGAACAGTCTCAGCGCTTGGAAGCGTATTTGAACAAATGCTTTGAAGTCCAAAACAAATATTTCACGGGGGTAATGCTTGTTCAGCCGGGTATTCCTTTGGTCAAAAAAGAAGGCTCAGCCAAGTGCTGTAAAGCTTTCATTGAAAAGCTAAACACGATTGTTTTGGGCCTGTTTATGGATGGTCGTTTACGAGTGCCGCATTGGTATCTCAAACGCGACGTCCTTGATCTTAATAAACGTATTTCTCTTTGTCATTCATGCTGGCACAAAGCACGGATTTCGCTAATTGCCAAATTGGATGCAAAGGAAACAGTTTCAAGCAAGCCTGATTCCATGAATGGGATTGAGTTTGCCACTGAAACACGCCAGTAGGCGAATCAATCTGAGGTCATTGAGACCCCAATTTAACAGAGCTTCAATAAAGAAGTTGAAGCGCAAACACTCAGAATCAAAAGGAGTTAATGATGAGTGACGCAGCGGTCCAACAATTACAAGCGCAAGTAACCGACCTTACTGCAAAAGTGACAGCGCTCACAAACACTGTTACGGCGCAGGGTGAAGAAATCAAGCAGCTTAAACAAAGTGCTGACGCGAATGCGTCCGCTATTAGTTCTTTAAGCACCTCGGTTTATAGCTTATCGAATCGTGTAACGCGTCTTGGTGGCTAACAAGCGTAAGTAATTAACAAGGAAGTGGCAGCGTAAGCT